CTTTACGCTGTTGTCATAGCAAAGTATTACAGCATCATTAGGCTTTATGATGACTGAATCCTCGCTCGACATTTTAAGTCTTAATTCAGTACCACTTGTTATGTATGACTTCGTTCCATCATGGTAGATCTGTAGATCCGATCCAGTACCTAATATGATTTTGCGATTATCTCCTTCCATTCGGAGATTACCGTAAACCCTTGGTCCAGTACTTGAAGTATCAAGTTTCACTACATTGTCGTAATAGAGTTCTACGGCTCCGTCAGCATGGAAATAAGCACTAGTCTCACCGTCTAGCAGTATTCTTACATCCCTATCACCTTGAGTATTTATTTCAAAGTAATCTCCTGCAGTTCCATCTCTATAAATAAAACCACCAGTGTAGGTACCGTTTGAATTAAAACCAATACCACTAAGAGCGTTAGCACTACTTTCAATACTAATACTACCTGTATTACTTATCCAATCTTGATCAACAACTAATAAACCAGAAACATCGACTCCACTACTCGTCGTCTCAAACTTCTTAGCGTTGTTGTAATAGAGTTCTATAGATGTATTCGGATTAAAAAGTAATCCAGTTGCATTCGAAGAACTATTAAACCTTACTCCTCCAGCAGTACTTTCTATTATTAATTCACCTGTACCAGTATCTTTTATGTACGAGTTAGTTCCATTGTGGTGGATCTGGAGATCATTTCCATCACCAAATCTAGCTATACTATCATCAGCAAAACTTAAATTACCACCAGTAACTGTACCTCCATTGGTCATTATGTGACCGCCAGTAGTTTTAGTTCCAGTGCTATTTGTCTCAAACCTCTTAACGTTGTCGTCAAAGAGTTTTACGGCTCCATTAGCATCTGCTTCTAAGTAGTGTTCTCCAGAATCACTCCTTAATCTAAGGACATCAGTGTCTATACGTAATTGTGTAGCACCAGAATCAATATAATTAACAGTACTATGGTAGATCTGGAGATCATTCCCTGCACCCAACTGAACCTTCTTATCATCTCCAAGACTTTGATGACCAGTAAACGTATTAGCTCCTAATCCCGCTAAGTTACCAGTAGCTGTTACACCACCTTGCCATGCTGATCCGTTATATACCTTCAGTTCATTAGCAGTTGTATCAAAGTAAAGATCACCTGTATCTAAGCTAGAGGTTGGTGCTGAACTTGCTACACGGTATTTATCAGAGAAGTCATTAACGTTAGATATGTTGGTAGCTACTGTATTTACATTAGAGATTGAACCTCCAACGTTATTAATATTAGATACATTAGTTGCACAAGTACTCATATTATTGAGGACACTTGTTACTGCTAACGTGTTCATATCAGACACAACATCAGAAGTGGCCAATGTGTTCATGTCTGCAACAACATCAGTAGTTCCTAATATTGCTAGATCAGCTACAACATCAGTAGTACCTAATATTCCTAAATCTTCTACTGCAGCAGCTGTACCAAGACGTCCTATCTCTGTTACCTTGGCAGCTACAGAAGTAATTTCAGTAGCTAATGGTACTTGTCTATGGAATGTATAAGTATTTAATGTCGTAGTGGTTTCTACGATCATTCCATAACCAGAACTATATGTCGTACTATTAGCTAAACCAGTAATGGTGACTGTTGAGTTACCGACAGTGCCGTTAGCAATTGTCGCCACTCCAGATCCATTGGAGGTAAGGTTGCTGCTGAGAGCTTTAATAGATATAAGAGTTCCAGTGCCGTTATTAACGTCAGGGTTAGCGTTAGGAAAAGATGTTTCATTTGCTATTGGTACAAAACCACCTACGTCATCAACAAGATCAATAATCCTGTCATTGATAGCAGCGGTTGTAGCTATTGTTGTGTCGTTATCTGGGAAGGTATCACCATCTTTAATAGTGTCACCTGTACTTATATTGAAGTATCTAGCGTCTGATTCTGTTTCGGTATAATATCTTCCGTCTAATGCACCAGTTGCTATCTCAGAACTGGTTAGCTTATCAGACTGTAGTAATGTTTTAATTTCACTAGCTGTTTGATCAGCTGTTGCAGATGCTTCTATTGCGTTTAGTTTAGAGTGATCAGCATCTGTAAAGACGTTTGAATCACTAGCTGCTTCAACAGCAGCCCTAATTTCAGCATTTGTTTGATCTGCTGTAGCACTAGCTTCTATAGAATTTAGCTTTGTATGATCAGCATCAGTAAATACATTACTATCAGTAGCAGCTTCTACAGCAGCTCTGATCTCAGCATTCGTTTGATCACCTGTAGCTGCTGTTTCAATACCATTTAATTTTGTATGGTCATCAGTGGTAAAGACATTTGAATCTGAGGCAGCCTCTACAAGTGCTCTTATCTCAGCTGCTGTTTGATCAGCTGTAGCTGCTGTTTCAATACCATCTAGTTTAGAAAAATCAGCAGCAGACATACTACCAGCATTAGAGCCGGAAGAAGCTTGTAGTTTTGAACCAGCTATAGCAGCTGATGCATTGATATCACTATTAACTAATGAACCACTTGTTAAAGCTACTGTTATTTGACCACTACCAGGACTGTTATCCGTAACAGTGATCTTATTACCAGCTGCTACATCAGTAGTTAAAGCTGTATCTATTTTACTATCTACACGAGCGTCGATTGCTCCGGTTGTACCAATCTTGGTATTGTTTGATACCCAAGTTTCAGTACTATCAACTGAGTCTTCAAGCTTATTCCAAGCATCATCTGCATTCTCTTTACCTTCTTCACCTATGTAAATAGCTTGTAGAAAGTTATCGTTTAAGTCTTGAGACTTGATAGCTGAACCTGCGTAAAACGTAGCGTTCGCACTCGACTCATCTGTATCACGATAAACTCTTACCTTTGCTCCATTGGCCGGTATCTTATCACTATTAAATTGTATTCTAGTAACTGTTGGACGGGTGTAATCCGTTGTTAGTTGTTTTAGAACGCCATCAACGCTAACCTTAACGTCAGTGGTCTTTAGATATGGGAAATCGTAGTCGAACGTGTTTTGAGAACCGTTCGCGTTGTATTCATTGTATGTATCAGCCATTAAAAAAGCCCCCATAAGGGGGCGTGTAAGAATTTATGGGTGGTTATTTAGTTGTTCCGTATTTGAGGAATTCTTGCTTTTTCTTGTAGTTCTGTCTTGACTGAGCAGCTGCTTCATCTATTTCATTAACACCCATAAGTCTCTTAACTTTAGACTTACCAAGTCCTAAGATATCTAGATGTGCAAACTTAGGATCATCAGCTATTTGCCTTTCAGCTTTCTCTTTAGCATCCTTAACTAAACTTTTGAGTTTTTTATAAACAGTTAGTTCATTTCTAAACTCACCTACTTCAGCTTCATCAGCACCTGAATTGATGTATTTACGAAGTTTATCTAAGTCTTCATTAAAGACTTTACTCTTCGACATCTTTTCAACTTCTTTCCAAAGCTGTTGTTTACCCATATAGCGACCTATTAATTCACGTGCTTCTGGGGAGTATTTAATACCTTTAGAACTTGTTTTGATTTCAGCTATGTCATCAAAACCAGAATTCAATAACCATACTCTCCAAGGCTCACCACCACCGTGTACTTTAACAGGGTTAATAGCATTTAAACTTCTAAGGATAGGGTTATCTATTTCATCAATTTCTTCACCTGTCCAGTGGTCAATCTTAGAATAACTCATATCTTTAAAGACGGTATTATTCCTGACATATCCCCAGAAATCATTATAGATTTCCTTTTGTGCATTAGTGATAGCCTTAGCTATAACACCATGAGCACCAGACATTAATGAAGCTGCTCTAATGTTCTGAGCTGCTAGACGTTTAAACGCACCTTCATCACCTCTTAACATCGCACTGATTGGTTCTAAACCTTGTAGTGGTGTTTGGTTAAGATAAGTAGCTGCTATGGTCCATATAGCTTTACGATGTATCTCTTCAGTCATGTTTGTACCAAGAGCTGTTTGATAGAAAGCCATATCACCCATCAAGTTTAAATACTGTTCAACAAATGGTATGCCTTTATAACTAACCCAAGCATTGCCTATTTTAACTGTATTTGGTTTCCAACCTTTCTTCTTAAGTTTAACCATCTCACTATGGTTAACAGGTCCGTTACCTCTAACACCACCTGACATTGCATACATATAAGAAAGACCAACTGCACCAGCACCCATCATTAGACGACCTTCATATTCTTCTCTAATGTTTTTATAGATAGCCATTGCATTGGGATGTTCATCAGCATTCCTAATACCATGCTCAGCTAGTACTTTTCTAATCTTATTCATATCATTACCAGCATCTAAGATATCTCCATACTTACTGATACCAGGTATCGCACCTAATGGTGTATAAGATAAAGATAACTTAAGCTGGTTCATACTTGTCCTTGGAAACATCATTAGAGATTTCAAAGGAGGTACTTTGTTTAATAGTGGGTTAACAGTTTTACTGAATCCATCATCTAGGTTTAAAGCTATTTCTCCAGATGCACGTTTAGCTGCAGTATCTGTTAGTAATCCATCAGCGTTAAACATGTTGGAGTAGCTAACTTTTTCAGCTTCTTTAACTTTTGCTGTAAAGACTTCCGGATCTAATGACTTACCGTATTTAGTCATTACATCACTGTATGCTTCTAACCTTGATTGGAAAGTACCAATGAAGGTATCAGTAAAAGCATCAACAGTAGACATACCTGTAATACCAGTTCTAAACCATGGTTGACGCGCTATCTTCCGTTGCCAGTTAGCCCATCCATACATGAAGTTGTTATAGTAGTCTCCATCTTTAAGCCATTGTTCACCATAATCATCAAGGATTTCCCATTGATTACTTTGCTCCATAAGAAAGTCTTTACGAGCTGCTTTCATCATGAAGTCTGGATCTTGATGAACCTTCTTCATACGAACTATAGCATCATCATAAGCTCTACCAGCCGTTTCAAACATGTTGCCATATAAATAGGCTACTCGTTCTAAAGGCTCCATATCTCTTTTCAAGACTGAGCTTAGACCTGCTCTACTAAAGGCTGATATAGGTTTAAGGATAAGCATTGAAGCATTACCTACTGCTGCTCTTCCAGCTGATAGACCTGATAACACATTGTTATAGGTAACAGCCCAAGCACCACTAGCAAAGTGATTCATTTGCCATCCACTAATACCTAGTTCTTTAGCTTCCCTACTGAATAGAAGACCACCTGGATTTAGGTGATATTTTGCATACTTTTTAAGCTTAATTAAACTATCAACGTTACCATTCGTTGCATCATACGCTTTCATTAAGGTACGACGTAGCTTTGGACTCTTTGCTGCTGCCTCTTCTAGTTGCTGTCTGAAAGCTTTATAATCACCTTTAATTAGTGTTTGTTGATCACCAAACTCTTTAAGAGTTAGTTGAGCTATTTCACCTGGATCTTCAGAACCTAATAAACGTTTCCAAAAGCTTCTTCTTTGTAGTTGAGCACCAGCTATATACTTAGATAAACCGTATTCAACACTTAACACTTCAAGCTTGTCTTCGACATTCTTAAAGACCTGTGCATCATCCACTAAGTTTTTAAACTGAACTGGTACACCTGATTTAGCTGAGATCTCTGCACCTAATGTGTGCATGACTCTTGCAGAGGATTCAGTTACTTCTCTACCTAGATAAACATTAATTAAATCATTAATAGCTAAAGCTGCTGCATCAGCGGCTCCTGCATCATCTAAATAGGTTACATCTATTTTCTTTTGGACTTCATTAAGTAGACCTTTTGTATCTCTATAATGTTTGTTCTTTAGAAGTTCTCTTAAACCATCACCTGTACCTTCACGCATGATCCTGTTATAGATCTCGTAAACACGTTCATCAGCTACCTTATTATTTGTTCTAAATAAACCTTGTACAGCTTTGTAGTTATCTGCCTCTTTAGCTTTTAAAGTTATATGAGCTATAGCCTTACGTGAGTTAGGTCCAAGTATCATTCCATTCTGCATGGCATCAGTTAATGGATTAGTAGGTACATCTAAGCGATCTATAAAACCAGCTAATTGACCATCAACATCAACTACATTCTTAACAGCAGCTCCTGGTGGGGTTATTCCAATACCAGCTAATTCTGTTTCACTAGCTAAACCAGGTGTTATGTCTTTATCATAGCCTGTAACTGTTGGGTCTTGTAACTTCCTGATTGCTTTACCGTCTCTAACAACTTGACGTTGGCTTTGTCTACCTCTGATGATTGATTCACCAATGTTTTGAGTAGCGTCTGAAGAACCTGTAGCAACAGCTTGATTAATTAGTTTAGCTTTCTCTTCATTTAAAAGTTTAATTTGATCCTTAGATACACCACCACTATCAATAACTGCATCTATATCAGCTACTCTAGCTTTAGTATCTAGTTCTAAATTATCAAGTAATAACTTACTCTTCCAAGCTTTAGACTTTTGACTAGCAGGTAATATACCCCTCAGTAATGGTCTACCAGCAGTAAGTGTATAAGCTATTAAATCTCCTACACCCTGAAGAACACCTTCATCCAACATACCTAATAATCTATTGACTCTAGGATCAGTTGCATCAGCATCAGCTAAGTCTCCAAGAGTAGGGAACATACCATTAGGACCAGCAAACCAAGGTGCAGCTTTAGCTAGTCTTTCAAAGTTCTTTGGATGTAAAATTAATCTATTTTCAGCATCTCCACCGTAATCACTTATACCAGCGACACCCATGGCGATACCTACACCACTACTAACATTAGCTACAGCTGTAGTTGTTGCTGGTAGGTTTGCTGCTGTAATAGCTGACTGTGCTCTTCCTTGTGTGAATATAGTAGCCGCAATAGGACCAGCTATCTCTCTAAACTTTTGAGCATTAGGATCATTAAAACCAGTGATTTCATCCCATTTATCATTGACTACTCCTAAGCCTGGTATCCTACCAATAGCATCTATAGGTAGATCTAATATACCCATACCAATAGCATGAGTCCAATTACTTGGATCTAAGTCTAGCTTTGTATTTTTATGTGCTGTCCAAGGAGAAGTAACAAAACTCTTAGCAATATCTAAAGCTTTATTAGTTTGAGGTTCTTCAACATTCTCTGCAGGAGCTTCTGGTTGTTCTGGTAATTCCTGCTCAATAACTTCTTGTTTAGCTTTTTCTTCTTCTTCTTTTACTTCATTACCTAATGAAGGGTTGAATTGATATCCGCTGTTAATTACCATGTTAAATTAAACTCCTGATTATATGGATGATTTTCTAATCCAAGCAACGGATAGTTTTCTGATGTTTCTGGATTTAGTAGACGTTGGTTAAGTATTTCATATGCTTCTTTAACAACAGGAGACATCTGGTATGGTGCTCTAGCTATTGATGGATCAGCAGCTAACACCAATCCTTTTTTAAGATCTGTATTAGTTAAAGCTGACATTATTTTATGACTAACAAGAGGATCTTCAGCATGATCACCCCAAGCTCTTCTTAAGGTTTTTAAATTAATAGTACCTTCTTTTAAACCTTCAGCACCTAAAAGACCCGCTTTCTTCATTAAGTATCCTTGTTCTCTTATGAAGTCATATGGCTCTGGATATTTATCAGGATGTCGTCTAGACATCTCTACTGCTACAGGATGATAGTCAAAAGGTAATCCATTTTCTACTCGCTTTGAGAATGCTTTGAGATAATTAGGATGTATAACTATAGCTGTCTTTGTTATATCTCCAGTCGATTCTCCATCATCTGATAACTCTACGAACATATTAAATTCTTCATCCGTCTTTAATGGAAAGTGATCGACACTAAGTTTCTTTGCTTGTTCTGCTTTGAAAGTGAAGTTTACAAAATATGATTCTGGTTGACCTTTTCTACCTGTTTCTTGATCATCATCTCCGTACTGTTTCTTTTCAAATAAACCATCTTCTTTTTCAATCTCGTCAGTTAGTTGTTTATGACAGGTATTTTTATTATCTCCACCAATGATACATTTAGAAAAAAACTTCCTAGCACCCTCTTGAGCATTTGCTAAGGAGATATCCATCTTCTGACCTTTCTCTTTAACTGCTTTAGTTGCTAAAAGATTATGTAAGGCATTGTCGATGTTTTCTTTAAAGTTACCTTCATAATCAGCAACTTTTAATAACTCTTGATTTTTAACGACTGTTGCTATTTCTTCTTGGCTAAAAGCATTTTTAGGTAGTTTTGGATTTGTTACGTCTTCATAAGTTGCTGTAAAGTCATTTACTTTTTCCTTGGCATCTTGAAGATAAACATTACCATCTTGTGAACCTGCTGGAGTTTCTTCCATAAGGTGTCCAAATCTTTCTTGTATAACTGATTGGTTATATCCCTTTGTACGCCATTCTGCGAATTGCTCATCTAAGGATTCTTTAGTTAAAGGAAAAGCACCTGATTTTACATCAGCATCAAATTTATCAAGTTCTTGATCTTGATCAAATTGTTCCTGCTGCTTCTCTAAACCCTCTGCTAGCTTTTTATCAGCTTGGTATTCTTTAAGATATTTAGATATAAGTTGTTTATTACCCTGATTATCATACCAGTTAGCACCTTTACCACCTGGAGGGTAGTCTATCCCTTCTAAAACTTCTTGTATCTCAGTAGCTGAAGCACCCGAATATGCAAGTCCTTTTATGAAAGTAGATTTAACTGTTGTACCGTCTAGTGTCTTACCATAAATATCAGTAGGTGTATTTTGAAGTCTTTCAAGCCAATTTTTTGCAGCAGCTCTTCTTACTTCTACACTTTCACCCTTAGTCGTTAGTGCAGTAGTAAGTATAGTCTTGTAGTTATCAGTATGTTCCTTTAAATCTTTTAACGACTTTTGTAACTTTGACCTACCAAGAATGTCACTTCTGGCATTAGACATCTTTTCAAATGTCGGACCAAGAAAGTCAGCACTTATTGGTTTTCCATTGTTCGTATATAAATCATGTCCCTTTAAATATTTAATATTAAAGGCATCAATAAAAGCTTCCTGTTCTGCAGGGTCACTAAGACCAGCTTTAAGTAAAGCAGACTGTAATGTAGTTTTGTAGTTATTACCAGCTTGTATTGCTTTAGTTTTCATTAAAGCATATTTAACAGCTGAGTTACGACCCCTAACAAACTTCACCTCTGGAAGTGGGTCGCCTTGCTCTTGCATTTCATCAGCTTTTTTTTCTAACCATTGTCCACCTAAGAATGCTTCATCCTCAAGTAAATCAGTTCTGAATTTTCTAAGTTCTTCTATACCATGAGTTGCATAGTAATTAAGAGCATTATCATGAGTTACATTCCAATCTGCTTCATCCATCTTTTGCTTGGCTTCCCAAGCTGATGGGGCTAATTCAACAAGAGTTTCTAAAGTAGACTTAACGTTATTACGCTTAGTTTCAGCTTCAAAGTTTTTCTCAGCTATACTTTTATTAACTCTTAAAGCAGCCTCTTGGGTTCGGCTAACCTGAGATTCAATGTTGATTTCTTTTAGGTTAGCCTCTACTGCTTTATTAATTCTTAGTTGATCTGCTTCAGCTTGAGCGTCTTTTTCTTTTTGTTCTCGTAAACGTTTCTCTTCACCTTGCTCATCCTCCTTTTGTTTTTCCCGCATACGGGACAGAGAGATATAGCCAGGATCAATATTACTCCAACCTTTGCCTTGGCTTTGTTGGTATTGTATTCGTGCCATTTTGATTAGATGTTATTTATTACCTTGATTAGTACCTTTATATTGGTTTGCAAAGGCTTTAAAACCTTCTCCTGCAGCATTAGCTATAACACTTCCCATACTTGGTACAGGTGTTGAGGCAATGCCAGGAATCGGTCTAGGACCGAAGTCATAGTCTTGTAGGTATCTTGGGAAGATATAGTCAGCTATCGGTGTCTCAGCAGGTCTCAGCGGTGCTGGAGGTGCCTCTGGTTTAAGCATACGTTGTGCATCAGCTGCACTGATAGCAGCTTGCATATTTAGATTCGTATCCCTTTGAGCATTGATTAAATTCTCAACTAATAGTTCAACTTGTCTACCTTCATCGTATAGCTGAGTTTGAGCAGCCTTAGCTGCACTAACACCAGCTCTACCTTTAGCCCTTGCTTCACCTCTAGCCATTATACCTTCTACTAATACTTCCTCTTGCTTATATGCAGCAGCCTTTGCATTCTCTTGGAATTCTAATGCTGCTTGATCCTTAGCTCCTTCAACAGCTCCTTTAAATAGTCGTTCAGATTTCTCGAATAGTTTTTGTTCATTCCTTACTTTTAATTGGTGTATCTGTAAGGCATGTTTATAAGTTCTTAGATTATTAGCATCTTTAAACTTAGCTAGTTTTTCTTCATTACTCTTCTGTAAAAGAATCGAACGTATCATCTCATCCCTTTCAGCGATAAGCCTTTGCTTACCCATTTCCCAAAGAGGAAGATCGTACTGTTCGTACTTCATCTTCAGGAATGCTTCTTCTCTTCTGCGTTGTTTACTGGCTGATCGACGGCCAAATAAGCCGCCTAAAAAATTTATACCCGCACTAGCAAGGAATACTTCAGTACCTGTAAGTGCCATCTCTATACCAGCTTCCTGCTTAATCCTCTCAACTATGTGATTACCAGGTAAACCTATCTGTGGCTCACCTGGCATACTCATATTAAATTGATCCATATCTAAGTCCTCCTATAAAATCTCGGTGAGTAGTTTCCTTCCCACATCATCGAGTTAAGAGAGACGGGAAATGGTGAGTCATTAAATAATCTCACCTCTGTATTTTCAGTTCTTTGATGTAGTGGAACAGTAAACAATGATTCTTCATTTAATGGTACATCATTAGCTAAATAGCTATCTGCAGTTACAACTGGATTGATTTTATACCATTCATCTCTGCCTTTAACCTTTATCTTAAATCCCATCATTCCAGATAGACCAACAGCAAACTTCATACGAGCAAGAGTTACTGATGCCGTATAATCAGCTTTTTGGTTTCCATCATAGAAATATGTTTTAGGTAGCGTTACATCAAAGTCATATCTATAACCAAGGATTACATTACTAGCAACACTTGTTAAATTCTTACCAGGTACTGAGAAATAAGACCCTGTACCGTCTGAACCTCTTCCTGGTGTAATAGTAAATCCAGACTCAGAGTATGTACCACCAGATGTATCACCAGCTATAACAATAACTGGATCTAAATTTGTATCGTCAGTAAATGGTAGATAGCATTTAGATAAATCATTAGTAGCATCATAAGCAACTGACGATGCAGCCTTATATAGATCCATACAAGGATTTATCTTATCTCCATTGTTATTGACTATGATTGCATCCTCTGGGCTTTGAGTGAGGTTAGCTAAAGATATAGTCCAGTTACCACCTTGTTTAGTTACAGCATAGAAATCATCATTATCGATGTTTATATGTTGTACAGTTCCAGGTAGTTGCCACTTAAACCATGATTGCATTAACGCTTTCTCACCATCGTTGTAAGTTCTGAAAGCATATATATTTCTTGAAGACTGACTAGATAAAGCTAGTAGTTGTGACTGTACACTAGCTACAAACGTATCAATCGTTGTAGGTAGCCAGGTGTCAACAACAGTAGATATATCTAATGCTTTGGGTGCTTTATTTTCTCCCTGAAAGATCATTGAGAATACTCTAGTTTTACCTGGTGTTTTAGATAAGAAATTAAAGTAAGAACCAAAGTCAACAGGCTCAACATTGGTATCTAGTTCAAAGTTTGATATTGCCTTAGTGGATGTAGTTAATGGACTTAGTATTCCATCATTCTCCGATAACATTATAAACTGTTGATTCTTAGAAAACAGTATTAAACCACCTGCTGTAGGTAGTACATTCTTTAGTGAGGTAGGTCTAGTGGTTTGACAAGCTATATCTATTGGGTCAGCAGCTGATTGAGTTCTAGCTGTTATATGGAAGAAGTTAAATGGTTCACCAGCTTGGCTAAGAATAACATTATCACCAGCTAAGAAACCTAATCTATTACTATGGTAGAATGTCTTCTCAATCTTTTTATCAATAAAGCTAGGTGCAGGGTTAGTTAAATCATCTCCTGATAGACGTTTCGTATATGTTACTGGTCTAAGTGTAAAAGTATTAGCAGCCGTATTAATTAATTCATGAGGCATACTCTGGTCTGATAGTCCAGGGAATACATTTGGATCTAAAGTCTCAATCCAATAACCAGATCCTACGTCATCATTTGTCTCATCATCTGCTATAAACTTAACCCAATAGTCATCTTCATCTAAACTTGCAGCGTTTGTGACATGCCATATATGATTATTAAATGAAGTAGCTGGTAACGATGCAGCAGTAGCAGCATTCTCTTGGAATGTAGTTACTAACTGTGTACTTGCATCATAACCTTCGTTTAAAATTGTACTAGGTATATCTTGATGAATTACTTCTACTGCAAAGTACCTTCTTTCTTTTATTGTAAGTAGAGGTGGATTTGCACTTGCATTTGCCTCTTGTATTCTAGACGTACAATCTAACTGTATAGCACCGTTAATTATTTGACCTGAAATATTGCCATATTGACTCGTACCATTTCCATTATCAAAGCCTGCATGGTTTTCTGCTTCATCTACTATTCTATTTCTTAATAATTCTAGAAATTGAGCAACAGTACACTCAGTTGCATAGGAATTTCCACCACCACTTTGATTAACAAACGTAAGATGTAATCCTGATCTAGTTACAACTGTACCATCATTTCTATGGAATTTAAAAGTCCAAGAACCTGCTGCAGTTTGTGCAGTTTGAGAAGGTGTTCTTGGTAGATTTGGACCCATCTTATGATACTGTCCTTTTTGTATAGGAAGTGAATCATAAAATAATGTTTGACGTGTACGAAGATGAGGTTTAGCAGGAGTTGGTTCACCTGTAGCAGTTACATTATTATTAGTAATAATTGATGTATCTTGTACAGTTAATACGTCATAGTTAGCACGAGTACCATTAAAGTAATCTGTTATGTTGTAGACATATTTCCAATGAACAGTGTAAGAATAAAAGTCAAAACTAGCACTACCACTTGAAATGTTTTCACCTGTACCTGTTGGCCTTGTAGCACTATTTCCTGAAGTACCAGCTTGATCACATTTATAAAGGTAATCATAGTACTCAAGACTACCACCACTTACTCTATCCCCCTGACTTGTACCCGTACCTGTATCTTGAGTATATGAGCTTCGTACAATATCACCTACTGAATACGCTGCGTTTGCATTCCAAGTAGTTGAGTGATCTACTATATCAGTACCAGTACCTGTTGGTGCATTAGCCCCAGATGTACCAGGAACTAGACATTCATAAATCTTTCCAGTATCACTGATAACTCTATCTCCTACTGCATATACAGTATTAGTAGCCCAAGCTGAATGGTGCGTTGTTGTATTGACTGTACAAGCTACTCCAGTGATAGCATTCCAAACTAATACACTTCCATTTGTACTGCCTACCTTTGGCGTGATACAGCCAATATAAGTTTCAGTATCTGTATCTCTATTGATGTAAAACCATTTAGCTCCATCTAGTGAGGTACCACTATAAGCTGTACCACTTGAGTTCTTTAAGGTTGCTATGAATTTAAAACCTGGTCGTTTAGTTAAACCAATAGTAACGTCTGGATAACCATTGATTAGTTCCGTGACTTGACCAGGAAGTTTTTTATCGTCAGATTGTCTAGATACACCTCCTAAATAATTACTGACTCTTTGTGTGACTGCTGCCATTATCTCATAAGTGCTTTGTAAGGTTCGAAACTGATGTATGGTTCTGAGCCATCTGGTCTACCAAAGAATGAATAGTCCCCTTGTTGGGTTTCATACTCCAATGCCATAGCTCTCATATAAGCTTCACTTTGTTGAAGCATTTGGTATTGACCTTGATCTCCTACAATACGACTAGAAGTTTTAGTAGCTGCTCTAGCTGTTATGTAATCTTGAATAGGTCTAGGCAGATCAACCCAATCAAATAACCAAACAACATCACACTCTACTGCACCATCTGTCCATTCATATGTATGCTCTTCTTTATCGTATAACTTACCTTCTCTTCTAACTGATTGTTTATTACCGTTATTTGCATTATGTGATAAGTCTATTTGTAATACATTATTTGGTATCTTTATTTCATTGTTTACATCTGGTGTAAATTCGTAATGAGCTTCCTTATTAAAGGTCCATCCTTCTGACTGTACCTCTCTAGATGTTTCTATAAGAGTGTCATAAGCAATCGCAACGTCTGGGTTGGTTTGATCTAATGAAGTGACTGGAGCCTGACCACAAGCTGCCAGTATTTGATTTACTGCTGGTAGTTCTTGAGCAGCGTTAGTGGTTGGATAAGGCATAGGTATAAATATTTATGAATAAAAAAAAGGGAGCCATATAGACTCCCCATTGTGTGCATTTTAGAATGCAGCGTTACCTGATGAACCAACTGCAGCACCTGCAATAAGTTCAACACATGCGGCTGGATT